CGTATCTCCTTTAACAGATATTCTGGTAAAGGTATTAAAGATTCAGATGGTTCTGAGTACGTCCTACTCAACGATTCTGATGTACTTGTAGTAGTAGAATAAAAGGAATAGTCATGAGTGAAGAACTTCAAACTACTTTAGAAGTAGAACAACAACCAGTAGAAACACAAACAACACAACAACCTGAAACAAAGGTGGATCCTTATGAGGAAGAAGCCCGCGCACAAGGTTGGAAACCACTAGAAGAATACGAAGGCGACCCCGACAAATGGCGTGGTAGTAAAGAGTTCGTAGAACGTGGTGAATTGTTTGGTAAGATTGATACCCTTGGCAAAGAACTTAAAGAGACTCGTAAGGCTCTTAAGATGCTACAGGATCATCACTCTAAAGTCAAAGAAACTGAGTTTACTCGCGCAGTCAATGAACTTAAGGGTCTTCAAAAGAAGCACCTTGAGGAAGGCAATTCAGACGAGTATCTCAAAACAACTGAGCTATTAACAGATCTTAAGGCTGAACAAAAAGCACGTGAAGTGATGAGTCAGCAGCAGACGCAACAAGTAGATCCCCGCTTTACTGCATGGAGTGAAAAGAATGCATGGTATGGTAAGGATCCTGAAATGCGTCAATTTGCAGATACCTTGGGTCTAGGCTACGCTCAGGCTAACCCCGGTCTAGATCCAGACGAAGTTTTAGAGTATGTGACTGGTCAAGTCAAAAAGACTTTTAAAGATAAGTTTGAAAATCCAAATCGAACTAAACCTTCTGCCGTAGAAGGCAGTAATAATGCTCAACCGAAAAAAGAAGATGTTCAATTAACAGACGACGAGCGTCGAGTAATGAACACATTTGTTCGCCAAGGCATTATGAGTAAGGAAGAATATATCGCCCAAGTAAAGGCAATGCGAGGTTAATATGAATGCAAAGACATCAAAGCGTGTAGTACGTAGTTCTCTATTCCAACGTGGTCCACAAGTAATCACTGGGGACAAAGACCCTGATTATGTTTATCGGTTTGTAAATGATAGTGGTTCTCGTATTGATCAGATGAAGAATGCTGGTTACGAGATTGTTACAGACGATGACTTGGTTGTAGGTGAATCACGTGTAAGTGATCCAAATCAACTTGGCTCTGGTAAACGAGTCGTCAGTAAGGATGGTACAGTACAGTATCTAATGCGCCAAAAGAAAGAATGGTATGATGAAGATCAAGCCACAAAACAAGCGCACAATGACGAAATTGAACAGGCCATGAAAAAACAAGCACAGGAAGGTATGTACGGCTCTATTAAAACTAGCCGAGACTAACTTCTATAATCTATTCCCGAAAGGAAACAAATGGCAAACGTTTCAAAGATTAACGGCTTTAAGCCCGTTAAGCATGTTAACGGCTCACCATACAATGGTCAGTCAAATACATATTTTGTCCCAGCCACAGATAGCACTGCGCTATTTGTTGGTGACGTAGTTAAACTAGCTGCTGATGGTAATGCATCTGGCTACCCACAAGTTACTGCTGCTACAGCCGGTGTTGCTGGTACAGGCGCAGCTGCTGTTGGTGTAGTTGTTGGTGTTATTAACACTAAGCTAGATCCAATCACTGGTAAGATGACTGCTGGTTCAATCGCTCTAGATACTCCACAGTATCGTCCAGCTTCAACTGCTCAGTACGTTCTAGTTGCTGATGCTACTGATGTTATCTACGAAGTAGAAGCTACTAACGGCGGTTCAGCTTATTCATTCGCTGTTGCTGACATTGGTCAAAATGCTAACCTATTTGCTGGTTCAGGTTCAACCACTACTGGTAATTCAGCTTACTCACTAGACTGCGGTGATAAGGGTGCTACTGCTACCCTACCATTCAAGATCGTTGGCACTTCACAAGTTGTTGGCAACGAAGCCACTGGTAACTACACCAAGGTTCTAGTACAGCTAAACAATTCCCAGTTTAAGGGTGGCACTGGCACAGCCGGTGTTTAATAGGAAAGGATAATTAAATGTCAGGCGTAATTACTAGTTCAAGTTTTGCAAAGCTACTCTGGCCCGGTCTAAACTCAGTTTACGGTAAAGAGTATGCAGATTACCCAGTCGAATGGGATCAACTATTTGAGAAGAACACTTCTGATCGTGCATACGAAGAAGATCTAGGTCTCTCAAGCTTTGGCCTTGCTGCTGTTAAGGCTGAAGGCGCTCCAATTCAGTATGATACTGAACGTCAAGGCTTCACCTCACGTTACAACCATGTTGTATATGCACTAGGTTTCATCATCACTCGTGAAATTTACGAAGATGACTTATATGGTAAGGTTGGTGCTCAGAAGGCTAAGGCTCTAGCACGCTCAATGCGTCAGACCAAGGAAATCAATGGTGCTAACGTTTACAACCGTGCATTCACAGCAGGTTATGTTGGTGGTGATGGTGCTACTCTAGTATCAGCTTCACATGCTAACGTTGCTGGTGGTACTTGGTCAAACCAAATCGCTACCGCTTCAGATCTATCAGAAGCTGCTCTAGAACAAGCTGTTATCGACATTGCTGGTTTCCGTGATGATCGTGGTCTACTAATTGCTGCTAAGCCAGAGCAACTAGTTATTCCTTATCAGCAGCAGTTTGAAGCTCATCGTATCCTTGGTGCTAACGGTCGTGTCGGTACAGACTTCAACGATCCTAACGCCATTAAGGACATGAGCCTATTCAAGGATGTTACTGTTAACCACTACTTCACTGATAGTGATGCATGGTTCATCCGTACAAACGTTAAGGATGGTCTCAAGTACTTTGAACGCCGTGGCGATCAGTTTGAAATGGATAATGACTTTGATACCGAGAACGCTAAGTTCAAGGCCACTGCTCGTTACTCATTCGGTTGGTCAGACCCACGTGCAATCTATGGTTCAGCCGGGGCCTGATGAATCCATCCCACACTAAAGAGTCGTGGGCAGAATACATGCGGGAGTACAGAAAAAGGAAACCGCATGTAATGAAAAGCATTGACCTTAAAAAACGTTTTGGTATTAGTTTAGAAGAATATGAACTAATGTTAAAATCTCAAAATAATGTCTGTGCAATCTGCAAACAACCAGAAGTATCTATAGACCATCGAACAAAAAAAGTTCGTACTCTAGCAGTAGACCATTGCCATACTACGAATAAAATTCGTGGACTACTTTGTACAAACTGTAATACTGCTTTGGGACTCTTTAAGGATGATACATCTGTTCTAACACAAGCTATTGCTTATTTAGGAGATTAACATGCCTCAAGGTATTATTGGCCCACAGGGTATTACTGTAATCACTCCACCAGCACGTGACTCGTATGAGAAGATCGGTAAGATTGACTCAACTGATGGCACAACTGGTGTTGCTGTATTTGGTATTCCAAAGGGTGCTTTTATTGCAGGTGTTTACACCATTTCTATGGGTGCTAACACCACACAAAACATCGAAGCTGGTTTCAGTTCCGGTGGTGATGAACTACTAACTTCATTTGCTCCAAACTCAACAGGTTATGCTGTAGCTGGTGCTAATGCTGGTTCAGCAGTTGGTACACAACTAACAGCTGATAAGACTGTTTATCTAACAGCAGACGCTGCTCTTACAAGTGCAGTGTATGTTAAGGTTGAATACTGGCTACCACCAGTAGGTCAAGCCTACTAAGTTATACCCATAGGGGGAGTTTATTGTAATCTATTGCAGTATTCTCTCCCTATTTTTATTTGATCTTACAGGAGTGAGAAAATATGGCTTCATCTTATTCAAGTGGTCTTAAGACCTCTGATGCCATTATTGCTACAGGCGTAAACCGCGTTAATGCTGTTACCCTACATAGCGATGGCACAAACGCTTGTAGTGTCGTGCTATACGACAACGCTAGTGCTGCAAGTGGTACTGTTCTAGCAAAGGTTTCTATTGGTGCTGCTTCCCTAAAAACTACTGAGGAAGTGGTATTCTCAAATCCAGTTCGTGCAAGTGATGGCATTTATGCTGATGTCACTGGCACAGGTGCGGGGTATATCGTCTACTTTGGTGGCTAATCATGCCTAGGAACTATTATGTCTCAGGTGGCTGGAACGTAATCTGTGACTCGTGTGGTAAAAAAATCAAAGCGAGTGAAGCAAAACAAAGATGGGATGGATTGATTGTTTGTCCTAATGACTTTGAAATGCGACAACCACAGGATTTTGTTAAAGCACGTGCAGACAAAATTACAGTTCCATTTACACGACCCAGACCTACAGACGATTTTATTTATACACAAGGTTTGTGGGATGTTGTTGAACCTAGTGACTCAGATGCCAGTATGGATTATCTGGTCAACAACGCTGATTATTTCCTAGAAGATTACATGATTGACTATACTGCATTTAGTATAGTTATGTCATGGCAGCGTGAATTTGAAGATGCTGTAGATCAGTTAGATGATGCAATTAGTTTTGCATTAAATACAGAAGCATTTGCTGATTCTGTATCTATGTCTGATACTGCTACAGTAGTACGTAGATTTGTACGTACATTCAATGACACAACAACAATCTCTGAATCTAGTGCTAAGAAATTTACTAAAGCATTAGCTGATGCTACAACCGCTGTAGATAACTTTACACGTACAGTTCAATATGTACGTACACTAACAGACTCTGTTGATACACCAACTGATGTTCTAGCATTTGCTACTAACACACAATTAGCTGATAGCGTTTTACTAAGTGAATCATTTAATATTGTTCAGAAGCAAGTAGAAGAAATCTTAGAAACAGTTAATGTAACAGACTCTGGTGGGTCTATATTTAATGCAGATTATATTGATGCTACATATTTCCAAGGAAATAACTACGTAGGTTCATCATACACATTTTAAGGAATAAATATGATTAATGATAATTTTCCAATCAAAGGCGATCTCCACATTGTTGTTAAAGATTCAAAGACAGGTGAAGTCAAAGTAGATCGTTTAGAAAAGAACCTAGTTGTTACTGTTGGTAAAGAGTGGATTGCTTCACGTATGCAAGGCACTGCTTCTAACGTTATGGGTTACATGGCTGTTGGTACAGATGCCACTGCTCCTGCTGTTGGTAACACCACACTAGGTGCAGAAGTGGCACGTGTTGCTTTAACATCAGCTACTGCCTCAACTAACACCGTTACTTATGTTGCTACCTTTGGTGCTGGCGTAGGTACTGGTGCTTTAACAGAAGCTGGTCTATTTAATGCTGCCTCAGTTGGCACAATGCT